ACGCCAAGCAAACGCTCTTCCTCTGTATTAGTTCGCCATATCTTACGCAGGTATTTAAATTCTGTAAGAGTGGCTTGGAATGTACCAAGGATAGTAGCAAGTCGTACTTTCTCTTTCAATGTTTCTTCTGTATCGGTAGCACGAACTACAACTTCGCTAAGATTACAGAACTGATAAGGGCGTAGGATGATTTCACTGCATGGGTTGCAGCCGAAGTCGTAGTCAGTATCCCGCCTACCATTCTTCGATGCTTGCATTTTTGCCGATTGCCTGTTAAATATGCCACGTTCCCCTGACTTACTGTCATAAAGAGATAGCCATTCACGCATGAATGTACCCATCTGTGGTTTTTCTTTGTAGGCAACGCTGTTGTTTGCCAGCGCACGTTGCCCTTCATTTTCCCACCATTGACCTGCTTTCGCATGACGCATCTGGTCATCGTTGAGGTTTGATAGGCTGATGAGTGCGCTTCGGCGTACACCACCGACTACAACAACCTCACCAATCTTACACATCAAGTCGTGACATTCGATAGGATAGAGCCTACGTCCTGCCGCTTTCCTAAATACTTCCACACAGAACTCAAACAATTCGACAAGTGGCTGTGGTCCTGATGCACGTCCACCAAATGTCTTAAGTCTTGCACCTGCTGGGCGTACTTCGCTTACATCCCACTTAGGCACTTGCCCTGTATAGAGCATAGCAATCAATTCCTTCAGTGACTTTGCCCATCCCGGACGGCTATCACCTACCTTGATTACTGTGTCAGTCTCGTGAAAGTCTTCATTCACGATAGGTAGTTTGTCCACATTGATACGCTCCACGGAGAAGCCTACGCCTGTGCCACACATAAGAATGTACATAGTCTCATCGAATGCACGAGGGCTATCTACAGGTACATAGGAACAGTTGTATCCACCAACATGACATCGGTCAAGAGCAGGACCACTGGTCATCAATGCTCTCATGCTAGGCATTACTTGTTGTGATAGCACAGCCTCTTCCAACTCACCTCTTAATGAATCAGAAAGCTGATAGCCGTGCTTGCTAGACAGATGCCCAGCCATATAATCAAAGTATCTTGCGACAGTCTCACTCCATGTCTCCCTTCGCTGTTCGTCTTCTTTCCATCGTGCATAACGAGAAAGAGCAATAAAGTTCTGATAGTCTGTTGGTAGAATGTTGTTCATGTTTTACTCCGTTAATGATTTAATATGCTTGATTTCGACTCCTTCTACTTCGTGTAGATATTCCCGAATGCCGTCTTCTAGTTCTGCGCCGACATCTCCATCGGCAGGGGTGGGATATTCATCTGCGTCCACATCCAGTGTAAGGAATAACTTAACTCTTATATTCATCATCGTTTTCCTTCACCTCTAGTAACTTGGTAAGATACCACTGTGCCTTCTCCAAGTCCTGTAATCCGTTCTTGTAACGGTAACGCCACAGGTACTTCATAATGTTTCCCTGCAGGTAGTATTCAAAGCCGTCACCTGTAGCCGCTGCAATAGCGTCAATACATTCAATGCCTGATGCATTGTAATGAGGGGGATGATTTACCATGTCTGTAGGCCACGGCTTTGCTTGCTTGTCTTCAAGTTCTTCCATGATTCGTTTGTAATCTGTCATTTCCACATGCCCCTCCTAATGTAGTTTACGTTTGTCAAAGTTTAGTCGGATTACATTACCATCTTCGTGTGTAATGTCAACCCCATTTGATTGAGGTTTCTGTTCAGGAATATTAGAGATGACATACTCGTGTACATAGTCACGTAGTTTCTCATCCTGTTCCATCAGCGGTACTGTAGCACATATCATAGTACAGAAGTGCATCACTTGTTCATAACTCTCGTCATCTAATTCATTGTCTGCATTAGCCACGATTGATATGTCTACTTCGCCAGTCCAAACTCCATCTATAACAGATGGTCTTACACGAATATTAAAGTCTTCATCTCTTGGACGTTGGTAATCATCTTGCTTTGTCATGCTATCTCCTTTTCACTTTGGTTCCGCTAAACTTAATAAACTTAGGGTGCTTCTTACGCCCTTTCTCTTTGAGCCATTCTTCAGGAATGATTCTATCGTAATAATCAAAGTCATATTTTATGCACCACTCTGCATAACTAGACTTAGCACCCTTACGTAACTTTCGTCTACTGTTCTCGAAAACAAAGCGAATGTCAAGACGTGGATGTTGCTTCTTAATTGCTAGGTGTTTACGTCTATCTGCGGCAGTGAACATGCCCTTTGTTTCAATGATGATACCGTTGTTCAGTATGAAGTCAGGTGTATAGGTGCGGTAGGCTAGGTCTTCCCATTCAATCTTGATGTTCTCGTAATCGTATTTGACTTTGAGTTCATCAAGATACTGGGAAAGTTTATGTTCTAGCCCACTGCGATACCCATACTTTCGTGCGGCACGAAATGCTGTATAGTTAGGCAATGTCTCGCCACATAGTGAACGGTGTTCGATAGCCTAGCACACGCAACTCCTCACGTAGAACCTTGTCTGCTTCGTTACGTGCTTCAATAGCGGCACGTAGACCAGCAGTCTTCCGTTCACGATACTCTTTGCGAAGTTCAGCAAGATGCTTCTCAGCTTCTTTAATCTGTGTCGCAAGTTCTTCCATTTCCATTTCCATCATTTATACTCCTCTGATAGTTTGATATAAGGAACAATCTTAGGTTCCTTTGCTTTCGACATAACTGATTCACGTTCCTCAAGAGTAGGCCAGCAACTAAATCTGTATGAACAGAATATACAATTCTCATTCAATACTTCATTACCTGTAGGCTTGCCCCTGAATGTCTCAGGAACAGAATCAAAGCAACGCACAAACTCATTATCTTTAATTGTCTGTGCAGTAGATTTGATATGGTCAATCTCTTTGTCAATGTCAAGCCCTGTGGCTGGGACATATTTGAACTGACCGTTGGCTTTGTTGACAACCCACCAACCACCAGCACGTTTGCCTGATGCCTTTGCATAGCCAGCAAGTTGTGCTACATAGCCGAAGCCATCCTTTGATGCAAGGGATTCGTATGAATCAAACTTGTTCTGATAAGACCAGTTGGATGCAGACTTTACATCATCAACAGCACCATCAATAACAATATCATATGTTCCGTTAATGGCTGTGTCATCATCAAGGTTAAGTGTAACCTGTTCAGCATCTTCATACTCCACTCCTGCCTCTTTCAATAAGCCCTTGAAGACAGCCTCAACGATGTCTCCAAGCATCATGTTCATTACGAATGTAGTAGGCAACGGTAGTGCCTTCTCTGGATGGTTCTTATCGAACCAGAGTTGGCAAGAAGGACGACCCACATTGGACATACGCAATGTGAAGTCGCCTCTAGTCTTACCGCTACCAAACTGACGCTTGAGTGCATCAGCTACATCGTCAGCCACCTGCTTAATGGTGGTATCAGACATAGTGGACTTACCTTTAACGGCATTCTCCATGTACTGATGCAAAGCGAGTTCAGCAGGATGGTTCATTATGCTACCTCTTCATCCAGTTCAATCTCAGACAGACCTTCAACGATACTGATGTCATCTTCATCATCATGCATCGTAGCCTTCTCTTGCCACGCATTGATGATATACTCGTTGTAGTTCTGTACCCACTGCATGAAGTCGGTGAACATCTCCTGCTCTTTCTGTGTCAGTTCGATAGTCTTAGAGACATCTAGTGCCACAACAGGCAGGTAGAATACAGCACCAGTAGGAATAGTACGCTCCTCTGTGGTTGCTGTAATGATATGCTGCACAGGCAGACGCTTTATCTTAGCCAGCTTGGTAAAGGCAGTACCTACATTCTTGAAGGCATCACGATTATCAATCTCCCAGATAAATGGTGTCTCCTCTACAGACACTTCGTTGCCACTAGCATCCGTAGCATTGACCAGTTCCACTGTGCCAAGCACAACACGAACACGCTTGATTTGCTTAATCAACTCTTGCGTCTTCTCAGGCAGGGACTTGAAGTCTTGAATAAACCCTGCTGGCTTACCACAGTTGAAGCCACCATCGTTATCCTTCAGGTCAATGTTCAGATTGTCAGCCATGACAGTCTTCACATAACGGTTAGCTTGGTCACCCATACCCCGCACAAATCGCTTATACATAAAGCGTTGCATGAACGGACGAATCTTAATTGATTCAGCATAGTAAGTTGGACCATCGGGCAATTCCAATTTGTATGTGCCACCTGATACAACTTCCATGTTGACCTTCTTACCTTTTACCTCTGCCTCGCCCATCACTGGTGCGTGATTGATACGAAGCCGTGCAAGGGTGCTTGCTTTCTTACGCTCGTTGCTACCCTCGTTTGCAATGCCCATTGCCTTTGCCATTGCTGCGTAATTGTTAGTGTCAATAGTTGTTAGTTCCATATGTTATACTCCTTCTTTTGAGTGTTGAAAGTTCCTAGTTATATCACGACACATCTTTTGTGTCAAGCCAATTGGGGCCAATTTTCGCCTCTAATTCTAGTGGCACATTGAATGACAACCCCCAACGTATGTCAATCAATTGTTTCAACTCCCTGTTAGTACGAGCAATCACCTCAATCACACTCCTTTCTTCATCGGGGTGAACGTCAATAACAATTGAGTCATGCACAGTATTTACCACACAACTTTGTTTACCGTCAAGCAGTTTTTCAATGTGAAGTAATGCTAACGGTACAATATCTGCTGTAGCAAATGACTGCACTGGATAGTTCTTAATCTGCGTAAAGTGTGACACTCTGCCACGTGAGTTACGCTT